CCCCCTTACCTCTAGTTTAGTTCCTATCGTGTTCTATCGGTACACAATCGGAATAATACGAGAGTTAAAATGGGGTATCTTCTTCAATTAATTCTTCTCTTTCTTCTGTGTTTAAATTATCCAACCATTCTTCCCAATCATCTGCTGATTCAATAGGTTTCGGGGCTGGATTCTGATTAATCCATTCAGTTAAAGTTTGTCTTTGTGTTTGTATAGCATTTGTAAATAAGAAACGAAAAGTTTCTTCTCCTCCATTTGGTATACCATTTCTGTTGAAGTTATGCCCATGAATTTTCAAAGAGATAGCAGGATTAGGTATGATAAAATCACTAAGACTTAAATTTTTAGTAAGGATTTTCCACATATTATTCTTGCTTGTTGTAGAACATACGTCTCCAATATATAGATTTGTATTGAGCATATTATTCCATGTTCCATTATATTTATATTTTTCAACTAGTCTCCATAAAGATTCTTGTATATTTTTGTCACGGATTAAAGAGTTAAGTTGAAATTTACTAAAGATGGTATAAGGATTATAAGTTTCTTCGTATCTATATGTATTGGTCATAGCTTTTCCTTTAAAACAAAAAGAATCTATATCAGTACTGTCTAAATTTTGTTGGCTATCATACCAATCAATTTCTTTTTCATTTTTATAGATAACACCAAAGATAATATTTTTTAAATATAAATTAGATGGTAAAACTGAAAAATCATTACCCGATATTTTTGCCCACACCTCTTTACCTCCAAAGGTGTGGGTTTTTATTTTTACATCTTTCATACCATTTATAGTCATAGGTATTTTAAATTGATAAATTTTATCATCAATCCAAGTATATTTTGGTACTAAATTATTTGTCATATAATCCTCCTAATACTAATTCATATATGTATTTTGCTACCCCCGTAGGATTTTCTTCGCATAAATCTACTAATTCATCAAGGTCACGATAACAAACGTCTTCCCATTCTAGATGTTTTCCATTCCACATATTCTCAGTGTATGCATCTTTAGGTTTAGTTTTATCTTTCATGCTTGGGTCTACTTGAGTATAAGGTATAAGTTCTTTACCTTTACCTTGTTTTGTTGGCTCATAATTTGTATGAGAATACTTACCCGTACCATCATAACAAGTAGTAGCTGTATAATCTTTATCAATTAAATCTCTACCATAGGTATCTCCTTGATTTTCTTTTCTTATAGTATCTTCATTGATAGCATTATTAGAATTGTATTTACCATACCAAGAAGAAGTTGTATGAGGAGTTGTCTTGTTCCAACTTGCACCACTGTAATCATCATCCCACATACTATAGTTATCTTTTTTCTTCATTTTGTTAGTTTCAAAATCATATTCATAATCTCTAACAGAAGAAAAGCTAGGTTGTATGGAATAAGTATTGGATAGCCACCCTACATTATCTATTTCTCTACCCTCATCCTCATTGTAAATAACAAATTCTTTAGTGTTGCCATCTAAGAATAAAAGTTTATCAGTACCAATAAGTTCTTCAATCATTTCTTGCCATTCTGCATTGTATAATAATTTAGGATTGGCAGATAGTTGTGGTCTTAATACCCATTTAATAAATTGATGAGTATCAGATTTATTATCATCAATCATAGGTGTTGGTAGCTGAGGGCCATTGTGCATAACCCACATATCTCTATCATCCCCTTTTGCTTTGGATAAGATTTGAAATGGATGGCTCATAGCACGACTCGTATCCCCATTAGTATTAAATCTAAAATGTAAACCCATAGGCACATTTAAATCTTTATACTTTGCCCATAACTTTTCAATATCTTTGAAAGTTTTAGGTGCGATTTTTTGTGTATGCAATTTACCTTTATTGTAAAACATAACCCCAAAGCCGTCTGAATTATTATTGTATGCAGTTTCTAATAAATTCAAATTTAGCTTGTTTGGATTATCAGTTTTAATAATTAAACACATAATTAACCTCCTTTAGTTAGCTGTGTCTTGTTGTCTTTCCCCTTGCCAACTCACTTGGCGAGAGGGTCTTCCATTGATATATCCTTTTCTAATTAGCCATGCAGATAGATTAGGATATTGAGCTTTGGTATCTTGATTGCTCATAAATCGCAGGAAAGTTTTATAGTGTAGACTCATACCCGATAACCCCGTATAATTTTTAGAAAATTGTACAAGTGCATCAGTAAATTCTAACACCCTATAAAATCCGTGTTTAGATACGTTACTTCTAAATATTCTCAGTTCAATAGTTTTGGAAAGTGAAGTATTTACAGCTTCATATTTTTCGCTGTGGTGTCTCATATCAGTAATTTTCTTATGTGATTTTTTTGCCCATTGGTCTGAAGAACGCCCAGCAATTTCATTGATAAATTTATTGTTATCATTATGATTTATAAACACTAAAATTTTACCAATTTCTGAGGGGTATAAAGCAGAACGACTTATATGTATATGAAGTCCAGCCGTGTCTGTACTCCATCCTTTTAAATAGTCCATGCATTGTTTATCTTTGAAAAAATATTCCCATGCATGTTTTTGCATCCCAAAAGTCATTGGTGCTGTAGTTATTTCAAAACCATTTTCTAAAGAGCCGTCTGATTTACATAAAGCGAATCCCTCTAAAACATTATTTTGAATATGATTAGGTATATCGTAAGGACAATTTTTTCTTCTTTCAACTTCCAATTCAATACCATAATAAACTAAACTTTTACAATGTTTTTCATGGGGAAGTCGTTTAAATCCTAAATCATTCTCAACTCTATGGCAATAATCATATACACCACTATCATCTTGACCCTCAGAATCATAATCATCATAATCATCATGAGTTACATATGTTCCTCTATAATCTGAATAAGTATAATTATCATCAGCACAATCTTGACAAACATAATGTTCACCCTCATAACATGAAAAAGAATCATCCATAAACATATAATTTGAACAATCATTGCAACAATCTATATTTGCATTTGTTCTTAAGTCTTCTCTAAGTTTATTGACTGCTGTATTGCCATGCAGACAGTCTAATTCTCCTATAAAAGCTCCTATTTCATTGGCTGTCCAATTATAAGGTAAACGCCTACTTATTAAAAGTTCTTTTATTTCATTGTTATTTAAGTGTTCTCTAAACAATTTTAATAAAGTCATTTTAAAAACTCCTTAAAAGGTGGTAATAGTTAATTCAATTTAAAAGTCATAAGTCTTATTGAAAGTACATTCACAAAGTTTGGAAGTTTGTTTTTCCGTTTCAATACCATTTAAAATTTGAATTAAACTACCCACCTAAATAAATTAAAGCAATTTACAACCACGCAAACTTGCTTGTTTAAATATTTCAAGAATAATACACCGAATACCAAAGGTATTGGCAACATATTTATCAATATTTAAATATTCCCTAATAATAGGGAATACTTAAAGATTGTCAATAATTAATTTGATAAGTTATCCACAACCTACCAAAAAGTTGTGGATAAGTTTATCAGTATGTAAATCGTAAAAGCCATAATGATTATAGAATTACTATTCATCTTTTATACCAAAATCAGCTTTCAATTCATTAGTGATGTTTTGAAATTCCTCACTATCCATAAAATCAAAATCGTTAGAAATTCCGACTCTCAAATTTTCGTCCTCGTTTAAACAGCTATTGCCTTTTATTTTTAGATACTCATTCGCATTAAATAAAGTATTAAAGCCGTTAAAAGACTTTTTAAATTTCTTACTATATTTTTTCATAAATTCCCTATGGTTTATAAAGATTAAAAAAAGGCGTATGAATTACGCCTTTTTATATTTAAGTTTTCCAAATTGTTTAATGAGCATTTTCTCCCACTCATTCAGTGATTTTATGGAACGGCCTTGTCCAATTTCAATGACTAATTTCGTCCATAACTTCTTACATTGAATCTTATAATTATTATCGTAAGCTTCAAAGTTTTCAATTCTACTTAGAGATTTTGTGCTATAAATTTTAGGTGTAGATTTTTTGGGTGGGTTTACCCATTGACCGCAAAAATACATTTTACCAGCCCATTGAATAGGCGTTGATTTATTATCACAAACTCTAAAAGTAGAAGTAGATTTTTTATACATACTACCACCTTTAAAAAAGTTATACCCCCTATTATAGTTATTTAAAAATCAATGTCAACAATTAATTTTAATACTTATCCACAGCCCTGTGGATAACTTTATAGAACAAACATGGAACATACCTTGCGTTTGGGGGAAGGTATGACTAGGTACTTACCCCCTGCTGATACTCAGTTGATACTCATCTACACCCCAAACCTTCCCCTAACTGTTCGCTATTTGTTCCTATTGACACTCATTAAGAGAACAAACCAAGAACATCTAAAAATATGGGTTATACGGGGGTAGGGGGGAGGTCATCATCAAGTAGGGGGAGGGAGGAAAAATGGTGTAGGATACTACACACATATCCACCTCAAAAAATTTTAGCAAAATTTAGACCTAGTTTTAGATTCGCGGAGTGCCCCCTTTGATTTGCGTGTCAATTATGGAAAATGAAGGGGGAAGGTAAGCACTTTATAGGTGGTATGTATGTGTGTGATTGTGCTTTAAATACCTTCCCCTCTTACAGGAGACGCATAGCGCGGGGCTATGCAATTTTTATTATACATTAAACAGACTTGTATTGCAATGCCTTTTGTTATATAATCTTATTATGGCAAAAGGCGATAAATTAACTGCACAACAAGAACAGTTCTGCTTAGAGTTCATTCGTGATCTTAATGCAGTTCGCGCTGCCATACGTGCGGGATATGGAGAACAACATGCAAAGAAGAATGCTTGGAAAATCATACGAAATCCTGCTGTGGCTGAGAGAATCTCAGAACTCAAGGCCGATCAAACAAAACGTACTAAAATTGAAGCGGATGATATATTGCGCCGCCTAGTACGTATCGCTGAAAAGACTGAGCAGGAGGGCGATTATCAAGCGGCTATCCGCTCCCTTGAACTTTTAGGTAAGCATCAGGCT